AGCTGCCTGTTGTTGATCCTTTTCCTGAATTGTATCCACTGTATTGACGCTGACCTTGCTGGATGTTGATTCTTGTGAAGCGCAAGCCATTTGCTGTCGCAGCAGCAAATTCTGATGACGACAAAACAAAATCTTCGAATTGAGTTGATAGCGGGAATCCTGTTAGCGTTGCGGAATCGAAATAGTCACTAGGTAAAAACGTATCAAGCTCAGGGCCGCTAACAGTGATGATTTGCACCTTGCCAGTTGCCGCAGTTCCGCTCGTTTGTGTGTTGTATTTCGTGAGTCCGTTAGTATCGCGCTCAACATAGGGAAGCTCAACCCGTGTTACTTGCATCTCAAGCATGGGCTTGACGTTTAGCGAGTTCGTGCTAGTCAGTGCAATCGTGCGAGTGGTAGCTACTCCGCGCCGTGTAATTTGTATCGTTGGCGTGGTTGTTGAGTAATCGAAATAAACCATTGTATCGGGAACAAGGCGAGCAAGTTCGGTGATAACAAAAGCGCAAGTTCCTTGGTTTAGGGTAATGCGTGGGATTTGGAAATAGCTAGCAACCGATGAACCTCCCGATGTGCCAGCGATCGGCACGCCAAGGGCAACGCATTGATTGATTGCGGTTTGCATTGCGGTCTGCAAATTTACTCCGCTCGGTGCATTGCCGAAAACGCCCGTCATTCGCGTTCCTGTCGCTCCTGTGCCGTCCGTCTGTGTCGATGTGTAGTTGATACGTTCCATCCACCACCAAGGGCCAGAAACAACGATTGCGATTGATTGCGCCCCTGCTGTGACTGACACTGGTGTATCTGTGACATGCCCTGTGAAAAATAACGTGCCGTTGCGGTAAAGTCTTACGATTTGCCCTAGTTCGGGCATTGTGTAAGTCTTAAAATCCGACGGAACAACTTGCAAGGTTAGCGTGTCAGCTTCCAAACTACGAAATGCCAGCGTGCCAGCTTCGACGGCGCGAAATTCTAGCGTTTGCGCCGTTGCGTTCCACGCTTTGCCTGTTTCGCCTGCTATTGTCCAAGCTGCCATTATCTAGTTCCTTGTAATGCGCCCATTTGCCTACGCAATGCGCTTGTTTCTTTGTTGAGTTGCTGCATTTTTAGCATCATGTCACCGTTCAACTTCACTAAGTCCTGCAACGTTGAAAGGTTGACGCTTTGCCCTGATTGCAATGTTGACATAAGCATTTGCAAGGATGTCCCGATTTGCTGCGATTCTTGCGCGGTAACTTTGCCGTCCTCAAGTGCTTTTTGTATCGTTGCTTTAGCTTGCGCTTGTTGCTCGTTTAGCGGTGTAAATCCTGCGATTGTTGCCCCGATTTCCTCCGCACCCGTCTTGATCTGATCCGTTGCCGTTGTTAGCTCTTGCGCTCTTTGCGTCAGATTGTATTTTTTGTTGATCTCATCAATTTGTATTGATGCTGTCTCAATCGCTGAATCAACTGCCCCAGCTTGTGCCATCGCTTCATTTGTGATACCCTCTAATCTCTTAGGTGCTTCATTGATGATTTGATATAGCTCTTTGATCTGACTTTCAATGCCAGCAAGTTGACCAGTCGCCGTTTGAGTTCTGATTGACTGATAACCTTCTTTTTGAACGCCGCCCTTAATGAGTGTTTTGTCCTGCTTAGAGAAAAACGCTTGATCTGACAAAAGCTGCTGTTGTTCAGCTTCTAGCTTTGCCATTCTTTTTCTCGCTGCGTCAACCTCGGCTTCGACATCTTGCCGCTGTGATACAATGTTATTGTAGCGATTTCTTGCTTGCTCAATTTGAGCATTGGCTTCTGCAATTTGAGCATTCTTCGTTTGCTCTGCCGCTTTTTGCCTAACCGCTAACAGTTGCTCTTCAGCGTTTATGATTTGACCAGTTGACTCTAAGTATTTGATTGCCGCTTCGTCAAGTTTTAGCTGTGAGTCGATCAATCTCGCATCGCTCGCCGCTCTTTGGTCGCGTGCTTCTTTGAGTTGTAATTCAGCATCGCGCAAAGTCTGCGCAAACTCGGTGCTGTTCTTTAGCTGGAAATTGAAATCATCAATGGCTTTTGCTGCTGATGCGGAAAATGCTTCTTTGAGCTTGTCGCTCATGTCTTCCATTGCGCTACCTGTCACAGCGGCATTTTTCGCCATCTCGTTGAAAACACCGTATGCTGCTGCACCAATAGCAAGAACACCACCAATAATTGCGCCTTGTGGACCAAATGTTCCAAGCAACTGCGATCCTTGCTGCGCTAAAATAGTCGTAGCTTGCACTCCCATTTGCGCTTGAACTGCAATATCCTGAACTTGCAATCCAACTTGACCCGCTACTTGACTTCTCCCTCTTGCTGCTTTTGCTGATGCCTGCGCCGCTTGTGTTTGCGCTCTTTCTTCTGCTTTGACTCGCTTTGCCGCTTCTGCTTCTGCTGCTGCGGTTTTGCGTTTCTCCTCGCGTATTACAGCATCCGCCGCTTTCTTTGCTGCTTGCTCGGCTTTAAGTGCTGCGCGTTCTTCTGCGGCAACCCGCCGCTTGGTTGCTTTTTCAGACTCTGCGCCTACCTTTTGCAATCCGTCAGCGGCTTGTTTTGCGCCATCGCCCGTTGACTTGGTATCAATTTCGATCTGAACTTTCTTGCTCGCCATATATTACTGATACGTTCCTAGTATGTTGACGTTCAAATACACGGTTACACCCTTTTGCGCAAGGCTTAAAACGCAAGATACGTTTTCCAACGTGATTTTTACCGTTGGCGATACGCTGCCAATCTCGACCGTTTGCCCTGCTTGGTTGATAAATCCTTCGGGCGTTTCTAGTAGGTAAGTCTCAGCCGCGCCAAGATTGGCAAAGGTGATTTGCGAGTCAAACGAGACGGATACCATTGATCCGCCCCGAAAGAACTGCGCTGCTTGATTTGCTTCGATGTAGTCCGCTTTCTGGAAAACGCCCTCGCAAGAAATGCGAAAGTTCTGCGTTTCAGAACTAACGCCATTCCCGCCTGCTAAACTAATAGTAGTTGCTCCGCGTTTTAAGTTTACGAACATAAGTCATCAAGCTGATACCGCTGCGATGGTGAACAATTCCACTGGTGCGCCACTGGAGAACGTGCGTTTTGCTGCTAGTGTGATTTGCCCTAATCGGTTATCCGTTGGCGAGAATCGCGATTGTGCGTCAATCAACTGCACCGCTGCGCAATCGAAGTTTAGACCTCCAATCGTTGCTGTGGAAATATCCAATGCACTGCTTGCGAGGTCTTCGCCGCTATCCAATCCGTCAAAGTAGGTTTGGAAAGCGTTTTTGGCTACACCCGTTGGGATGCAAGTGATTGTCGCGCCGATGTTTTGTAATGACATGTCAACCGTGCCGATTCCGTCAACCACGATTGGGTTGAGAGACAAATCGAAGCTGATTTCAAAGCCTTGCTCGCTCATGAAAGAAAGAGATCCTCCAAGTGTCGCAGTATATGGTGCGGTAATGATCTTCGACCCGTCAAACGCTGTGCCAATGCTTGCGCCTGCACCAATTGTCATATAGTCATCAAGCTCATTAGGGTTGCCGCCTGCTTTTAGTAATCCAGTAAACTGCACTGAGCCGAAAGCGGTGTTATTCGCACTGCAACGAACGCTTGGCATTTGGGTAATCTGAGCGTTAAGGATGGTGTATGTGCCATCTGCTGCGGTAATCACAAGCGGTTTGTCAGTTGCTCCGTAAATGCTTGCACCCATGGCTGTATTGCCATGAGCAAATAGAACTGTTAGTGATTCGATTTCGCCTACTGGTTCAAATTCGACAACGATTTGCAAATCGGTCTTGGCTTTGCTAACCATGCCGTAAGCGTCTGTTTCTTTGTCGAATGTGGAGTTGGTTTGTGTTAAAACTACGCCGCCTTTGCTGTAAAAGGTTGCGCCGTCATAGCCGATTTTGCAAGGGCCGCGAACGATTGTGGTTCTGTCAAATGTGGGCATGGTGATTATCTAGTTGGTGATGTTTGTGATAGTGGAACTGGCAAGGTGAAGTTCACTGCCTGTTGTAACATAGAATCGTTAGAAAGCGGTGAAATCGAAGCGCAAATAAGAACGCCGCCTGTCAGTGCTGCGCCGTTAGCGTCAACGGGTGTGTGATGGTGAAGGATGCGAGCGCAAGCCTCGGCAATCATTGTGCATGATGGGGTTGAATGCATTTTGTTACTACGCCATACGCTAGGGATTTCGGAAACGAGAACTTGAAATGTCGCAGTGTCCAAGTATGGCCCTACCATGTCGGGATTCTCAGGCTCGCCGCTCTGGAAGCTAACGAGAACGTGAACGCCTGCGCTTTGTTCTGCCGCTAAAATGGTTTTGTCGATGTCTTTTATATCCTCGGCAATAACGGGAATCTTTGGCGATGTTCGGAAATAGTCATGATCTGATAGCTTCTTTACGATGCTGTCAACCACTTGTCGAATCATGGAATTGTCACTCATGGCGATTCGCTGAAGTTCATGAGTTTACTGCCACCGTAGCGAAATGAACCGCTAGTAGTGGCAACGAATGATGTCGCGCCTGCGTCATCGCTGTCAGCGTTGTTGTTGGCTAGGTCGTCTAAGTAATTGTTAGCCTCTTCTGTGTCGTCTTTACGGTCTTCCCCGTTGTATTGTGCAAGGCTAGGAAAAACGCTTGTTAGCTCTCTGCGTGCCAATACATAAGCGTGCCTTTGCGCCCCTGATGGGACGTTGCGACCAGTGTTGACACAAGCTGGCAATGCACGTTTTCTGCGTCCTGCATTGACTCGCGAGACAATGTCTTGCGCTACGTGCTCAAGAATTTGTTCGCACTTTTCCTCTGGCGTTGGCGAGTCTTGCAACAACGACGAAAGCTCGTCGGATGACAAGCGTTCTCTGAGGTTCGTAAATGTTAGAAGTGACCAAGCCATAGCAAATCCATTTTGTGAATTTAGGGAGAGTCGGGTAAAATGAAAGAAAACCCCGACCCTCCCCGTTCGCTATGAACAAATTAGAACAAGAGCTTAGTAACCATGCTGCCAGAAACAGTTCCAGCGGTTGCGGTCATGGTTTGCTCAATGCGCACGTAACGGCGGCAGATGGGAGGCAGTTTCACGCGGATTGTCTTCGCTGCGATACCTGCACCACCTGATGCGGTTTGAGTGGTTGCGATGCTAGGATCAAGAACGGCAAAGGTAGAACCGTCCGCGCTGTCTTTGAGCGTGTAGGTTACTACTTTTGCATCTGTGATGCCAGCGGCAGCAGGGGCGGCAAGTTCAAGAACAATGTTCTCAATATCACCACCAACCACTTGCTCAAGGTCAAACGTTGCACTGTTTGCGCCTGCTTGTGCAATTGCCACGGTGCTTGTGTAGTTGTAATCTTGTTGGTTACGGTTGAATTCGTAGGACATATGATTGTTTTGTTAGATGTTAGCTGAGGGTTTCAGTGTTGCCGATGCTATCGGTGATAATGATCGGAATACCGAACGATTCAGTGGGGCGACCCGGAAGAATACCAGTAAAGGCTTCTTGTTTTGTGCTTGCGGTCATAGTGCGCGAGGTCTGCAATTGGAAAGCAGAACGGCGATTCATGAGCAAGTGCGTTGGCGTTTCACCGATTGGGAACTTGCTGAGAAGCTCTGCAATCTTGGCGTCTGTAACACCTTTTCCGTTATCAGTGGTGATGTCTTTGATTCGGCCAACTGCGTATTTGTTTACGCATTGCAAGCCAATCCATGCGGTAAGGTCTGCAATCAAAGCGGCAAAGCGATTGCCAGCTGCGTCAGTTGCATCACCTTCGCGGAATGCACCAAGGTCAAAGGTTGTGCCGTTTCCGTAAACGTATTGCACGCCCGTGTTGCCTGCTTTGATGGCGTAAACAGAAGTTGCTACGTTGTCGGTAGTGCCGCCTGCGTCAAGCACAAGTTCATCGCCAAAGGTTGCAATCAATTGTTGCAATCCAAAGAATCCTTTTGCGCCAGAGGAAGTTCCGTAAATAGTTTGACTGCCGACTGTCGAAAGGGCTGCACGCATAACGCCAGCGGCTTCGATGGCTTGCAAAGCGGCTTCACCGTCTTCGTATCCACGCGCAACAGCTTTATCAACTTCAACGCGAGCAGAAAGAATGAAGCACTCAACCAATCGCTCTGTAAAGTTCGATTTGGTTGCTGCCGTTCCTTCGTTCGCTTGGCGGAAAGCTACGGTAGGGCGGGAGTTGCGAGCAACGGTCTTGTATGATGTTCCTCGGATGGTTCGCGCTGGAATCGTTACGACTTCAGGCGAGGCGGTAGCGACTTCCTCAATGAGTCCGACGATTGGATCGGCTCCGTTAAGTTTCGCCAAGTCAAGCAATGTCAGGTTGTTAGGCATGGTTGTTTAGTTTGGTGGTGAGAGTTATTTGTTTTCCTTTTGAGCGGCAAAAGCGGCTTCGACTTTAGCGAGTCCCTTTAGTTCCTCTTTAGGTTTGTTGTCGTCATCAGTGCGACCAGCGAGAACTTTAGTTCCTAGCTCGACTTTCGACGGGATGGATTTGAGAACGTTGATAGCGTCTTTGTTCGCTTTGATTGCGCTAGTCCAGAAAGACTTGGCAGCGTCATCTTGTGGGGCGATACGTCCAGCGGTAACGGCTTCGGCGACTGCTTCGGTTGCGGCTGCGTCAACTGCTTTTTCTGCGTCCTCTTTGAGCGTTTTGTTTTCCGCTTCCAGATCGGCTTTTGCTTTTTCAAGCTCGGCGATTTGGTTAGCGGCTTCGTCGTTGCTAGCCTTTACGGTCTTAGCTTTGGCGGCTTCGTCTCGCAAGGCTTGCACTTTGAGCTTGGCAGCGTCTAAGGCTGTTGCTTCGTCGTGTCCAGCTTCGACAAGACCCAGTTCTACTAGGTGGTCAATCATGGTTGTTGTATTGGTTTCTTGGTGAGATGCGGCAATGCGCGGGATTTCTTCAAATGCGGGATCGTTGACTAGCGAGCCGATTTCACCTCGCTTAGGTAGTCCGATTGGAATCCCGTCTTCGGAAACGAGGAAGGTAGGGGAGAAATAAGAGTAGTCTTTACCCTCGATGGCTGTTCTGCCTGCTTGCGTCCATTCAACGTCTAAGACAAGTCCAACGCCTGTTTCATAGCGGAACTCTTTAGGAATAAACGATGCCTTGCCTGTTTCGTGGTCAAAGCCCGCAAATGGTCGAACGTTCGACTCATGACGCTTGCTCAAGTCTTCGCGAAACGATGCAAGCACGCGATCATCTACCGAAACAGTGAAGTTTGTCGGCTTGCCGCCTTTGTTTGCGCTGATCGTGTGACGACCTTCTGGCAAATAGACAATGCTTTCTCCCTGATGTAATTCAGATTGAAATGCAGCGGTCACTTTTTGCGTTGCCATGCGCCCATTTTAGGGGATGGCAATGCTTTACATACATAAATTTTCTTATGCTTTTTCTATCTCATCCATGAGCACCTGAGTAACGCCATCAACAAATGCGGCAGTATAGCCTTGTTCTGGTGGTAGAGCGTTTGGCCATGGTGCTTGTGTGACTGATTTTTTCAGCGCATAGATGCCTTTTACGCTTCCATCGCTCTCTTGCATTGCTAGGATGTTCTTAACCCTGAACAACGGTGCGATGTTGCGTTGGAAATCTTTAGCGCGTAACCCGTGAGCGCGTGGATCAATCGGAATTGTCAGGAACTTCTTGCGCTTTGCTCGGATTGTTCCGCCTGTTACTTTGTGAGATAATCCAATCGTGTCGTTTTCGATTGTTGCACGTGTTCCTACCACGCTTTTAACTGCCCAGCCTGTTTCTACGTGCCTCCACCACTGAGTTAGCTTGCGCCCCGCCCCGTGTGTTGGTAGCGCATTGTTCACCCATAGCGAGCGTCCTTTACTTTGGTAGTGTTTGCGTATTTCATCATTCGCTTCAATCGCTCCAGCCTGCAATGCTCGCTTGCGAACAACAGCACTTTGCAATTTCAAGATTGAGTTAAGCGCGGAATCCATGCCCACGGTCTTAACTTGGATTTGAATGAATGATTTACCGTTCATAGGTTTTTCTCGATTGCCTTGGTTGCTGATTCGCTGAGTGTTTCCTCAAGTAGCGTTTGAAACGCTTGTTTGTCAAGCATCCCGTAAAGCTGCGGGATTCGTTCGATTGTCTTTTCGACTTCGATCATGAAAGCCCCGATGGTCATACGCTCGCTCTTGTCCATGAGATCGGCTAACACTGAGTCAATCGGTGCAAGCCACACTTTAGCCATGTCGCGCAGTTCCTTGTCGGTCTTCATTTGGTCATCTCTGCTAGTTTCTCTTTAGCCCATGTAAAGCCAGCATCGCCTCCCATAGCGTGCCATTCCTGCCAGCGTTTGCCCTTGTCTTTCCATCCTTCTTGATTTGATGCCTCGCACTTGGTAAAGAAATCAATCATGCCCTTGACTGCTTGCACGCTCAATACGGTTCTATCTGCAATGTCACGCGCTCTCTGTGCTGATACTGCACCCATTCCTCGCTCGTTGCTTGCTTTTCCACGCTTGGCTTCCAATGCTGCCAGTGCGTTCTGTGCCATCTCTTCGGTAGGTTGCAAATCTATGTCGCTTTCTTCTGTTGGTGCATCCATTGGTTGTTGCGGTAATGCGCCGTTGAATAGCGTTTGCCCTGCTTGTGGTTTCGGAATGTCAAGCGTTTCGTAAAGCCATTCCTCTGTGACGGGAACGCCAATGTTGATGATCTTTTCAACCCGTTCGGCGATTGCTTTCTGGTCTTTTACTTCGGGCAGCTTGATTTCAGCATAGGGCATATCCTCGCTCGCAACGCTTCCAAAGTTCACGCGCACGATTGACGGAATCAACTGCGTTGTGATGATCTGCGCAACCCATGATGCTACTGATTCGATGTATTCTCTGCGCACTCCGTCATGCACTTCGCCTAAAGCGCGGCTACCTGTTCCAGTGTTGTCTGTGGTTAGTGTTTGACCAAGCAAAAGGATGTCACATGCTCGGTCTGCCAAGTCCTGCAAGACAACTTGCGGCAATCCTCCAGCATCACCCGAAACACCGTCTAGGATATTAAGCTTTACGTCTGGCCCTGTGACTGCATAGCCATTTGCCCCAATGGATTCAAGCAAATCCTCGGCTTTGCTCATTGCGCCTTCACTGCCATCTGTTTCAATGTGTCTCCATGGCGTGCCAAACAACTGCCCAAACTGCATGAGCCATCCAAGTCCGTAAACGCTAGCAAGCCAATACTTTGTAAGCGTTCTAAGGTTCGCTGCATGGATCGGGTGCATTCCTCCCTGTTGCCAGATGCCGATTAGAAACTTGTCAGGCGGGAAGTCCACAAGGTTAGCATAGGACACGCCATTGGTCGCAATCATCAAGCGATCAACCTCATCCGAACTGCTAGGGTATGCAAGATACTTTGCTGGAATAGGGCAATAGCATTTCGGAGCAATAACGCCGTTTGCGCTGTCCCATACGATTTCCAAGACGCTGATGCCTTTAGCGTATGCGTCGATGATAGCTTTGACCGCCCCCTTTAGATCAAGCTCCCATTTTGCGGGATCGGGGGCGTATGATTCAAGCGCACGTTCCACAACTTCGTAGATGCGCAATGCTTGCGGCGTAGGCTCTTCCTCATCTTCGCGAACGGCAGGCTTAATTTCAATCTCCAGCTTTGCCACCGCTCCTGAAATCTCTGTTAGGGCTTTACGCAAGCGAGGCCATGTATCAAGCATGAGGCGAAACAAGCGGTCTTGATCTTCCAGCTTGCCCGTGCGAACGTTACGCAAGATTTGACGCACCTGATCGGGTGTGACGTTGGCAAGATCAAAATCATTGGTGCGATAATTGGCAGGAAGTGGGGCGACAATGCCCTTGCGTTCGTCAGCGGTCATGGGGCGTGTTTAGCGTATCGCATGAACCTTGTCAAGTGCTAAGTTTAGGCTAGTGTTAGCTAAGGTTAAATCACGTTAAACCCTCTTATTGGCTTAGTGGTGAAATCATTCCGCCTAATCACTGCTTGGCTATCGCTAGTCATTTGCCCGTTCATGGAAGGGCCGCAAACAATGCAACCTAGTAATGCGTCCGCTCTGTCAGGTGATTTCAAGCCATGCGCTCGCATCTTTTCCTTGTCTTCCACCCTTAGTTTGCCGTTCGCACTCCATTCGCTTTTCCGCGTGGTTAGCTGCTCAAATGTCTTCGGGTCTAAGTCTCCTAGCCATACCCTACCAAGTGCAATCTCTCTGCATCCTACTTGCCAGACCTCGCCAATCAAGTTCGCGTATTCCTCAGGTTCACGGCTCGCTTGTCCACCGTGGAAACGATTGATTCTCCAGCCTTCCTCTGCCATTTGATTGATAAAGCCTGTTCCTAATCCATCCGCATCACCCCAAATCTGAGACGGCATGAGCTTTTCCTGCTCAAACAAGCGTATGAATTGACGGCAGGCTTGAACTGTGTCTTTTTCTACCCATCCCTTGATGATCCGCGCTGTGTTGCCCCTGCGGATTGCCAGCACGTTTTCATCCCTGCCCGCTGCAAAGTCACAGAAAGCGGCGACCTGTCCAGCTTCACGCTTCTCTGGCTGATTCTCGATGACTGCTTTCAGGTTGCCCGCTGGCAATACAAGTAATTCCGTGTCCTCTGTAAACTCGGAAAGGTGCTTAGAGCGATACCATGGATGATTCACGCCATACTTTACAAGGTCACGCTCTCGCTTCGCTGCGTCAACGTGTGGGCATTCAGTGCTGGGCACTTTGCGCGTGAAATACAGTGATGAGTTTTTATGATGCGAGTCATAAAACTGCCCCCGTGGTGCTCCTGCGCTTGATACCCATAGCTCAAAACGCCTTGTGCATCGGTCAAACGCTTCGAAGATTTCATTCGGCACTGTCTTAGCCTCGTCAATGATAAGGAAAACGGGGTCAACATCGCTACTGATCTTTGGGTGATGCCCTTCCGCTCTGCCTGCGTTGTCGGTTGAGAATCCGAAAGCATAGCCGCCCTCTGGAGTGCGCAATTCTTCAGCCATGAATCGCCAATGCGGGAACTTGTCTTGAAACGTCTGGATTGCACGCCATAGCTGTTTCTCAATCTGCATCCAAGATCCAGACGTGAAGACGCATTGCCCCTTTGGATAGGTATGCAGAAACCACAGAATCAGTGGCGCAACCAATCGCGCTGTTTTACCGCTACCGTTCGCAGCTACTACGCTTGTCGGTTGTTCCATGGCTACGGATTCCATGCACTCCACTTGCCAGGCGTAGGGGATGATGCCTAGAATCTTAACGCAGAACTCTGTGGGGGACATGCTCATTTTTTATCGGGTAGCAAAATGGCGATAATGCAACCAATAGGGCCGAATACTAGCCCAAGGAAAAAGCCCTCATACATGCTGTTGCGCTTATCGCCTAGCCATGCACCCACAAAGGCACAAAACATGATTGCGAGGAATAGGAATACGGGTGATGCTGTCATTTTTTTACTTTGTCGCGTGTTTGTTGAATGAGCGTTTGAAGACTCGCTTCTTGATCGGGGGAAAGGTTCACGACATTCTGAGTCGCGTTTGTGTTGTTGTTGTTGACGATGATTTCGGGCTTGTCTCCGTATCGCTTCGGGTCCCACTTGGCGAGCAACTTTAGCCGTGTTTCGACTCTCAGCTTTGCGCGTGCAATCCATTCCTTATTGCATAGCTCATGCCCGTCATCATCAAGGATTGTGTCATTCTTGCGGTCATCGGCTATATTCAATGCTTCTAGTGCTATATGATCCATCCCTCGCGCGCGCGCGTACGCGATGTCGTCGGAAAGCTGTTTGTCATCCTCCATCCATGCTCTAAATGTGCCGTCAGAAATGCCTAAATCTCGACAAAGAACGGTGAGCGGGGTTCCTTTTGAGATGCCAGAAATTACCGCATCAACAATCTCTTGAGTTCTTTTCGTAGGCCTGCCGATTTGCTTTTCTTGTTGAGTAGCAACGGTTTCAGAATCTCCTAAATTTTGTGCTTGACGCATTTTCTGTTATGGTTAAAATTGAATTATTCAGCGTGTTATACCGTAACGTCTCCTGATTTCTTTGAGCGCATCAAGTGTTACCTTGCCATCTGCCGTTACTGCTTGCGGCCCTAGTCTGTCACGTAAATCGTTTAGAGCCTGCTGCCTGATTTCGGGCGTAACGTCATCAATATCGCTTTCAACGTTTGCGTTGAATTGCTTACCTAGATCAACGCCTAAATGCTTTACGTCTGGTGCTTGCACGATTTCGCCCTTGCGGATGACTCTTAGCTTTTCTGCCTCTGCGCGTTTGACTGGTCGTTGCACCATGTATGAGTTAAAGCCATACGGCCCCCATGGAACGTCAAATCCTCCGATATCCGCTGCATTCATTCGTAGCCAGAATGGATCATCCCAGCGTTTGACTGCGTTCTCATTGGCAACGTGCAACGGTCGCTTGATTCTCGCTCCTTCGCGTCTGACAAATCGCGCTGCGGGATTTGCTCTGAGAAAATCAGGGTTGCTCATCTTTGTTTGCCAGTCTGCAAAAGCTGCCGCTTGTTCTGCGTTGGTGTTAAAAATCAACTGTAAGCGCGTGATTCCTGCGGGGTTCGTGATTTTGTTGTTGCCCATGAGTTCGTTCGGATCGACTACACCTTCTTCGATTAGGAACTCAGTCGCTTTCTCTCGAAAGTCTGCCAATCCTCCGACCTTATACACGGTTTCGAGTCGTCCAGTGTTTGGTGATTGCACTTGCTCGACCGTTTGTTGCATCCAATCAAGCATCATCTCGCGCATCTTTGTCAGAACCTTGGCACTTGTTACCGTAGCGGAAAAGAACGCTCTTTGACGGAACGCAGGTGCGACAGTTTGCCACTCTCTAGTTCTAAACCAAAGCGGCTTAACCCTACGCTGAAAAAGCGCGTCAAGTGCTGTGAAAAAGTTACTCATTGATTCGTTGCATGATTTTCAAGCCCTCGTCTGACCAGTTGTAATGATGTCCAATCTTTACCACTAAACCCTTGCCAACCAATGCCCAAAGCCTAGCGCGGGTATTCGGCAGCAATTGTCCGCATTCTGCCGCTATTTGCGGTGCTTTGCGGTAGCCTGCCGCCATGAACACTTCGCTTTCCCGTATGCCCATGCCTGCCGCGCTAAGGATAGCAACGGCACGCTGAGCAATGCGGAAATTCTTAGTTGGCGGCAAGGCTTGCGTCATGTGCGTAATTTTACTTATGCTTCACCTTTTTGCAAGTGTTTTTTTCTCAACCACTCACCCAGCTTGCGTTCAACCTCTGCAAAAGTCACCTTGTAAAGGTTGTTCTTCATCCGCTTCTTGTGTAGCTGCGTTGATCGAATCGACATCTTTGCACTTTTGCAAGATAGACCAACTGCCCGCTGTGATGCGTAGTGCGTCCATCCATTTGCTCGCAGAATCGCCATTGCTGCGCCCTTTTTCATGGCATTGCCAAATTCTCTGCTGCGGTTAATCCCTAATATTTGCATCACCTCGGCACAGTTAGCAACATGTTCCCGTTCGGCATTGTCCGTTCGAAAAATCATAGCCTCTGCGACTCTGTGAATTTGCCCCAGTGCTGTCGGTCTAAGCCTTACAAGCGCAATGAGATCCATTTCTTCGTCTGTTAGGTTCATCGCAAGTCGCAAAGCTGGCTGCGTAGTTTGTCGGAGATAATCATGGTTGAATCCGTTGCGCTTGCGAACCTGTCGACGTGCATTTCGGAGCATGTTATCAGGAAATTGGCGCGAACGTTGGCGGGTGGAATGATTCGGTAGTAAATGCCGCTCAATGTCTTAGTGCTAACTTCTTTGGTTTTTGCGTCCACGATGACGACTGTCGGGTTTTCTGTTTTTTGGTATGGTGTCATTTTAGTGTTTGGTGATAATTTCTTGAGTCTTTCTCAGCCCTGCTTGGTAGCCTGCTTTGGCTCCTTCATGGAAGCCTACATGGAAGCCTTCTTCAAATCCGCTCGCGTAGTCGACTGGCTTTCTTTCCTGTGGTTCTGGCAAAGCTGGCAAGCTAGCGGCGAACCTCTGCGCGGCTTCTACGCTTTCGCGTGTCGGTGGTTTTTGTGGTGGTGTTTTCATTGTTGTGCGTCTTTCTTGATTAGCTTCCATCTATCGGCGAAATCGCTTAAAAGCCATTGGCAATGTTTCAATGTAATTTCATCTTCGATTTCAATTTTCACAGTTCTAAGCTGCGTTCTTAACCGAGCTTCAATTCTATCGCCTATTTCTGGTTTCTGTGGTGTTGGTGTGTTCATGGTTAAAATTTATCGACCCAGTCGGGCATTGTTTTTTGATATGGATTGCAAGACTTTTCAAAGTCCTTGATCTGCTGCTTGACCATCTTGGCATGCGCCTTGCTCTTGGCGTTGGCTAGGAGCTGGTGGAAGCATTGCAGGATGATTTTCTGTTGAGCGGTCATAGGGCTAGGGATAGAATCAAGACCGCAACAAGCAAGACAATCGCGAGGATTGCTTCTAGCAAGTCGAGGAAGTTTGTTACCCGCTTGCGCCAAGGTTTGCGCTTAGCTAGTGGACGGCGGATTAGTTGGCAGGTCGGCATGGTGTGTGTTTGTTGAGTTTGCGCGTAGCAGCCGCGCCCCTGTTTTGATAAGATGTTACGGTCTACCTGCTAGTGCGACGGTGGCCACGACCATCGCTTGCTTATCATGGTCGCCCGTGGCTTTTTTTGCGGTAACTCGCATGATCGGCACAAGCTGGCACTCGCTGCCCATGACTGATGGATGCATTATGTAGTATGTGACAAATTTTGCTGTAACGGTTTTGACAATCGTCTTGCCGTGCATTTCTGCGACCTTATTTAATGGTTGCGATTGCTTTGGTTGTTTGATGTTTTTCATATTAAGAAAGTTTGATTGTTGCTTCTTTGATTCCGCCGTTTCCGCTTTTGTTGTCTGCCACTGCAAATGTTTCGGTGTTAATTGCGCTCCATGTGTTCCATGTTGTGGTTTTTGTCATACCGCAAGCGTAAGAGCGGGAGGAATGTTTTTCGATAGCAACAAGCCATTTACCGATGCGGTATGTGTTTTTGTCAACTTTGATTGGTTTGGCGATTGTGTTCATGGTGTGTGTTGTGTTCGGTTGTTGCCCTGCGGCGCGCTCAGAATAGTTCACATTTTACTCGCTGTAAATAACTTTTTGCAATTATTTTCGTTTTTGTTGATTTATCAATGGTTATTCGTAGAGAAATACGGTTTTAAGCGCGTAATCTTGAACGTTTGCGTAGCTTGGATCGAGTGGATAAGCGGAAAAATGCGCTTCGATCTTGTCGCCGTGTGCTATGTAATCATGCCGCCCTTGTGCAAAATCCTCAGATATAACGCTTAATTTTCCTTGCCATTCCTCGCACCGCTCAAGCACAGTTTGCGCTAGGGCTCCGTCGCTGTATGCCATGGCTGGTTCTTCGTCTGCGAATAGGATCGTGATTTTTCGGTAGGTTTTCATTTTATTATTTGGTTTATTTGTTTAAGCAAATCCCTAAGTTTATCGTGGTCTCTCGATACCCATTCGCGCTCTTTTTTAAGCGCATTTTGAGCTATTCCAGCATCAATCCCATTGATTGTGGCTAATTTTGAGTAATGCTCAACTAGCTCTTTGCATGTATCAAGCTCTCGCTCTAGTTGGCGAGCATGTGCTTCCATGGCTTCGATGTGTTCAAGCATGGTTCGCTTCTGTCCTTGGTCTGGCATTAACGCATCCGTCCTCGGGGTGTGTGATTCTGTTTTCATTGTTCGGTTGGTTTGTAGTTTGCGTGGTCGAATAGCTTTTGCCAGTCGTCGCGGCTGTATTGCGCTTCGTTGTATGCCTCACGAAGGATTTGATCTTGCGTGCTTTGGTCTAAGCGATTCCAATTCGCAATTAAGCAACGGACAATTGCGAACGTGCCGCCCGTATATCTATTGTGCGTGTATCGCGCTGCGAATATCATCGCTGTGTTTTCTAGTGTGTATGGTTCTTGGTTCATTGTTCTTTCGTTGGTTTCTTGGTTCGGTAGCTCTGCCAGTTGCTGTTAAAACGATTGTTCATCTGTGTCGGTTTTCGTGGGGTCAAAGCCAAGGTATGATCGGAAGTCTAAACCATCACCCAAATGACCTAGTTTCGCTCTCGTTTGTTCCTTGATCTGCGAATGCAGCTTGTCCACTTCTTGCCGTCCTGCGTAGTATGCCTTTTGTTCCGCTTCTGCGTGCGTTTCCTCGCGTTCTGCGTTGCGGATGGATAGATTATACCCGCGCACCACTAAATCGCGAATCTCGGCACTTGTGAAGCCCATAGTGAATCCTGCGATTTGCTCGCCAAGGCACATGAGTTTTTTCACCTTGCGGATCTCACCATCTTTCCAAATTGCTTTGGGGGTAAACATATTGCTTTTCCGTAATTCGTCGATAAAGTCTTTTCGGCATTTCGGGTCTTTGTGGAAATTGTCAAGACGTTCGGCAATGAGCCAAACAGCATCGCAGGAACGGCAGAACATGCCGCGTGACGTGGGGCGCGTGCAATTGATGCAAGGGCGCGTGATTAGTTTTGTTTCAGTCTTCATGATCCGTGGTAGAGTGAGTCTTTAGAGTTAGGGGCGCGGTAGGATGTCGCTTTTTTCCATCGTTCGCAAGCCGTCCAGATGCCAGAAAATGATTCGCAGAACTTGCTGCGGTTGTCGGGGCGGAAATAACCATCTTGCGTGGATTCAAAATAGGCTTTCAAGAGTTGCCAGTCATCATCGGCGAGCGATTGCATTTGCGATGCCGTGCCGCCTCTAAGCTGTTCCATTTCGCTACGTGTCCACACTGCCAGCTTGCCCCATGACGGTCTGAGCTTGTTGATTTCACTCATGAGTTGCTGCATGGTTTTTGCCGCTTCGGGCGGAGAATCCAAAAAAGGCGATTCAATAACACACTCACTTTCTTGTGGTGTAGTATGTATCGTAGTTGAAGCTGAAGTTGAAGATGAAAGTGAAGTTGAAGGGGTTGAAATTTGCTTATCCTTGGTGGTTGATTTTTGGTTAAGCAAAATCGGGTTTCCTCCTAATTTTCCGCAATTTGCCCGTGTTTTTCTGATTTCCTCATCGCGAATCATACGCCTGTTTGAAATGATGCCAGTATCAGGACATTGTGAAGCAACGCCATAGGTTAGCAGGGTGGTTAACGTGGTGGTTAGAATTTGCTTATCCAAACCAAGCAATCTCGCAAGCGCATCAATCGGCATTGGTTGACCATTCAAAACTAGCTTGCCCCGTTCCTCAGATTCATGCATGAGACAAATCATCTCAAACCAAACTCCGCGGTCGTGATAGTTTAGCGATTGCACGCTAGGGTCTTTTCTCCAGTCTCCAACGTAAAATTGAATTGCTGGCAGCTTGTGAATTTTGCTCATCGGTAAAATAAAAATCCCGCCACGTTTGCAGTCTCCACCTAGGTTTCCTTAGATTCCTAGAACTGCACCCATGGCGGGGAAAATGTTAAGTTTGTAAATCACGGTGGAGATGTGATTCTGTCAATTTCTCGACGCGCAAATGTAGCGCATCGGTGTTATGTGTCAAGCGGTCTTTTTCACCAGTTGAGCGTCGATCATCCGCTGTAGATTCGCTTCGATTTGCATAGCTTCATTGCGTCCACGGTCTGTCAATATGTATGTGTAAACCGTCTGTGGTGAGTATTTGGCACGTGGTTGACTCGCTTGCACAATGTAATCCGCAGCGTCATCCCATCGCTTTGTGAAGCGGTAGTCAACTATCATACGTGACTCAATCGGTATCTGAGCCGTGCGAACTGGCATGTCGTATTTCAGTAACTCTAGCAGAAGAATAGCGCGAGATATTTTGTGGTGCAGGATAAACGGGGGAAGCTCTTTTCTTGGTTTTGCCTCGCAATCCATCTTGCGTAGGATGTGTAGTAGTTTCAGTGGTGTCATAGCTTTAATTCAAGTTCAACTTGGTTTTCATCTGTGATTTCATCATCGGTTTGCACCTCCAATTCTTCGGCTTCTTTTTTGTTGGCAGTGTAATCCTGCGCTCCGTTATCACGATCAAGTGCTTCCATATCAAAGAGGTCTGGTATAGTAATCTCAGCTTCCATCGCTGCGCACCATCCTGCGCCGTCTGCAAAATATGACTTGTTAAGCTCAAATGCGATGCCTTTGCGTTTGAACTTCATAGCACGATATGGGACTGTCATGATGCCGCCAAAAGGATCTAATACAGTTTCCCCTTTGTTAGTAAATTGCTTAATGCAACGATCTACAATATCAAACTGCAACGGGCAAAGGTGCATTTCTTGACCCTTGCTGTATTGCTGTGAATTAAGCGTCATCATGCGAGTAACATCTGACCATACTTCCTCACTCCATGATTGTGGCTGCAAAAGCATAAAGCCTGTAGGAAGCATGTTCATCTCATCGCACCATCCTGCAATCTCAACGTGGTTTTCATAGCTGTAAACCTGCGTTTCAGACCATGCTTTGAACTTGCGGAAAACTTCAGCGTGAGAAAGCCCTTCAAAATCTGCTTTTGTCAAAAGTCGATTTCCGCTTGAACGTGTGAAGCCGTGAGCGTCTGCTTGCCATCTTGCGCGACTGTAACGCTCTTTTGATTTGACTACAGGCTCATCAGCATAGCCTTTCGTGCTGTCGGTCTGTGGCTTGCGAAACATTAGCAAATACTCTGGCATTCCTACTCCCATTTTGGAGCCATCCTTGCACTGTTCTGTCCAGCCTAGGCGGTATGTTTGCGCGTTTTCTCGCACAACATCAGTAACAATTGTTTTCATGCCCATATATGCAAATCCATGTTTTAAGAAATGATTCATGGTGTGCATATGAAAAGGGTAAACGGTTTGAAATCCTAGGCCTGTCATTCCGCCTGGAATGATGCGATCTTTGACATGGATACAAGCCAATCGCCCAGGCTTTAATGCTCGCAACAAATTAGGCGTGAGAAAGTCCATTTGATCGAAAAACTCCTCGTTTCCCTCGCTGTGTCCAAAGTCAGCATAGTTAGGGCTGTATTCGTATTGAGTAGAGAACGGGATAGACGTGACGACCAAGTCAATACTATTCTCTGGCAATGCTGCCGTTTCGACAACTGTGTCATTATTGACAATGCGGTAATGCTCGCCCTGAATCTCTACGCGATCCATACCCATACCCCGTGCCAATGTCCCCGCCATCGCTTGCGCTGATAGCCCAAATGTTTTAATTATCTCGCTCATTTTGTTAGTTAGTTTTGTGTGTTGCTGCCATTTTCTTTCAAGTTGTTGGCGAACTCCTCTTTCCGCTTCGGAAAAGATAATATCAACGCGAACGGTTTTAGTTTGCCCGAAACGCTGAACCCTGTGGATTGCTTGGATGAAATCATTAAACTTGAATCCGATGCCAAGAAAGATTGACCAGTTGCAATGTCGTTGAAAGTTGCAACCGCTGCCAGCAATGCGAGGCTTCGTGGAAAGCTCTTTATACTTGCCATTGGAAAAGTCGATGATTAGTTGCTCTCTAAGCTCTAATTCTTGCGAGCCAAAAACCGCTTTTGATTCTGGAATCGCTTGCTGAATCGCATGTCTTTCATCCTCTAAATCGTGCCAAATTAGCACATGATCCTCGGGGAACTCATTGCGAATTTCTAGCATTTTCTCAACACGCTTTGTGAGGCTTTCGCGCTTTTCACGACTTGCATCCTGCACCCCGATTGCTGCATCTTTTAGTAGCTTTCCTTGCCCTAGTTTGTCGAATCCTGCATTGCTGTGATCGGTCGTGACTTCGTGCCAGCGAACCTCTAAAGGAGGCATATCGTAGCCTTCGTCGGAATAGCCAAGGTCTGATGGTCGCTGCACAAACAAAGCCCACGAGCTAACCCATAACCAAAACTCTTCTTCTTTGTGAGCGTGCAACGTGAGCTTGTCAGCCTTGGTGCTGTCACGTTTGAAAAAGCGCGTCTTAGCTTGCGAAACGTCCATGATTCCCAAAAAGTCGGCATAGGCTAGCAACTCGATATAATCGTTTGGCGATGGTGTAGCAGTTGCCACAAATCGAAATTGAACCGTTTTCCCATCTTGGCGATGGTTGCGACTTGGGCCACCATCGCCCGTAAAGAGTCGCATGAACTCGCGAAAGGTTTTAGATCCTCCGAAGCCTCGCAAGACACTAGCCTCGTCAAGTGTTGCTACGGTGAACTCAGCAGGATCGAGCTTGCCGTCTCGTATGGTTTCATAGTTCGTCATGTAAATCCCATCAGGATCGGTAGCCTCTTCAATCCTGCGGATGAATAACGGCGGTTTTTCCCATTTCAGGATCTCTAGGCTGTCACGCACAAACTCTTGCCGAACTCCTAAAGGTATAACAATCAAGCCCATGCCTCCAGCGATGTCGCGAGTGATGCGAACGCTTTCAAGTTGAATTATCGACTTTCCAAGTCCAAAGCTGGCAAAGCAAGCTCTGCGTCCACCTTTGACCATCCATTCGACAATCGCTTTTTGATGCGGTTTAAGAATCGGGTTGATACCACTAGCGGTGATTTCATGCCCCTGTTCTTTTTCTATCTTGATTTTGGACTGCAAAAATGCAGCGTAGTTTTCTTGTGTATTCATTTTCTGTGTGTTCTGGAGAGTTGTTGCCCTGCCGATTTCGGATTGCCTGAACTGTCAAACATGTTCTGATAGTTCCCTAGTCGGCAGGGGGTTTTCTTCGCGTCCTCACACGAGGGGCGAGGAAGTCTTTCAAAGGTTTATTTCGTCAGATGCGTCATCCTGCAATGCGTTGTTGAGTGCGTCTAATGCGCTTTCAATATCCGTTTTTGATGGAACTCTGATCGACAAAGCCATATCAAAATCCATACGTGCAAAGTATTTTCCGCAAGATCTAAATAAGGTTAATCTGCCGCCGTTTTCAATTGCTAGTTTTATCCAAGTTTTCATGCTGTGTGTTCTTTCTGTGTTAAAATGCAGGTTCGTCGTCTTCGATCCAGCTAGCGTCTTTCGGCTGATTACCGCTCTTAGCCGCTGATTGCGGAGAATTGCCGCTGTCTTTCTTGCCGCCAAGGAATTGCATATTTTCGATGATGACTTTCATTCGACTGCGTTTCTGCTGCGTTGCTTTATCCTCCCATGTTTCGAGATTCAAGCGTCCTTCAAAATAGCAGGATGATCCCTTGCTGAGATACTGTTGCGCAAGTTCTGCGGTTTTTCCAAAAGCGGTCAAATCCACGAAAGTCGTTTCTTCTTTTGGTCCGCTGTCATCTTTCCATTTGCGATTTACAGCGATGGAAATATCAGCGATTGCCGTTCCTTTGCCTGTGTATTTTATTTCGACTTCTCGCGTCAAATTTCCGATTAGTTGCACTTTGTTTAGGTTAGCCATATTATGTCTGTTGTTGTTTGTTGGTGATTGGCGAGCGTGGCAGGATTTGAACCTGCAACCACTGAGTTAGAATCACAGAGCGCTATCCAGTTGCGCCACACGCTCAAAATTGTTAGTTGTCGCGAACGAAAACGCCGTCGATCATTTTGCCCGTGCGTTTGGAGATTGTATCGTAAGCCATTTGCAAGCACTCCTCCAGCGCAAAGCCATACATTTCGCAAACTCCGATGAGTGTCACAACGGTGTCGCCGATGCCGTCCTTGATCTCATCTAGCCTGAATTGCACTACACGCTCTCCAGCGTATTCATGGCGAATGACAGCATCTCGCGTCTCGGTCAGTTCCTCTTGGCTTTTGTTCAATTGCTTCAGCGGCGTGCTGTTTGCAATGATCCCCTTGTCGTGAAACCATTGTCTTGTTTTTTCGATTAGTTCGTTCATGGTGTTAATTTCATTTTTATATTTTGCGTAATCTTGCATCCAATCATCGATTGTATCTGACTCCCCATATTTAGCAATAACTCCATCACGTAAAATATTGCACGCTGATTCTAATAGTTTTTCGGCGTTATTCACAAATTGCTCGCTTGCATGTTCTGGAAATAAATAATGCGCGTAGTTGTTTTGCCACTCATCGCACCTGCTATCTGTTAACTCGTCCATAATCAACCACGCTTGTTTTATGGCTGTCAGCATTTTATTTTGATCCAATCTGTCGCTCATATATCAAAACGCTGAAATTTTGTTTCCGTCGATGCAAAGAAGGTTTTTGCCATGCTTTACAAATGCGCCATTTTTGGCGGCGACAAACAAGTCAATGTGCTTTTTGCTGTATTGTAGCGATTTAATGTGATTAGTAATGCAAACAGTTCTGCCCTCAGCAAGTCGCGCTTTGATCCAAGAAATAGTTTTGCGTGATGCTGCCCATTTTGCGAATCGGTTTGGTTTCATTTGATCGTTGCTCATAATGTGTGTTCTTGTTGGCGGGGAGAAAGTAGCATGAAAACCTAGTGCGAGTCAATAACTTTTCACAACTTTTTTCAATTATTTTTGTTTTTCCTTATTTTACAAGGGCTCCAGCGTCATATTTCACCCGCTAAAATGCGCTTATGCCCCTGAAATCTGCGCTGCAAAGTGTCAAAATGCGCGTCTGTTAGCGGCTCATCTAGTGCTTTTTTCATGGCGAAAAGCGTAGCTAGTAAACCGCCGTTTTCGGGTAATGGCATGGTTTGTAACTCTGCGATCATCTCGCGTATTCGCTGCCGTGCGTTCCATTGTTCGCGGGGTGTCATTTGTTAAGCTTTCGACATGCACCTTCTTTACATTTCCAAACGTTGACAAACGCGTAGTATTCCAATTCACGCTTACGGTAAATTTGCAGTTTAACACGTTTGCTGCCGTTGTTTATCTTCCGCGCAACATGCGCTTGCTTTTGTTTGTTTTTCATTCGATCCATTTTCCTAGGGTCGCTTAAAGCACTTGCATTCTGATCCATATAATTTAGGCATATTAGAAGCTTGCTCTAAACTTAATTTCATAACTTTTAATCTA